TTCGCGGATGCACTGGTCGAGAAACGGCACGTCTTCGCCAGCCCGGTCGTGGAACTCGCACCAGTCGCGCACCGACTCCCATGGAATAGACCCAGGCGTTGGCCGCCCCATACCGCCGCCCCACCACGGCCGGTCCAGATGCAGCCGGTGCCACGCCCGCCAAACCCATTGCAGCCAGTCGGCTACGTCCGGTTTGGGGATGTTGGCGCCGGCCGCCTCTAGGTGACCGTAACCGCCCCAAGCCAGGCTTATGCGGAGGGCGGCGGCGAGTTTGGGAGTGCGTCTTCAAGGTCCACGACCTTGCGAACACCGACCTGGCCAGCGGCCTTGATGCACGCGGTCAGCAGGTCCGCGTAATCCGGGTTGCGCAGCAGGTCACAAAACGCCGGGAACAGCACAGGCGCTCCAGCGTCATCCGCCAGGTTGCGCACGTCCAGCAGCACATGCGACTCCAGGCAGTCCACGGTGATGGCGCGCGACGTGGCGTTGGGGATCTTCGCCTGGTCGCCGTTGAACTGCACGGCGGCGCGGCGCATCTTGGCGGAACGGGCGTCCGTATACGCATCGGTGAACCCGCGCGTTAGGATCTGCAAATCGTCGTATTCGTCGCCGGGGGAAACCCAAGCGCCGGCCTGGACCGCTTTGCTGTCAATCTTGAAGTTGGAAAGGCGTGCCATGTTCGTTTTACCTTTTCGGGAGGTTCGGGAGGGTGGACGGCCGCAGCGCTGCCCGAACAACGCTGCGGCCATGTGCCGGCCAGTCCCCATACGGTGAACCGGCCGGAACTCGTTACAGGCGGGAGAACGAAACCGTGCCGCCGCCAGGTTGCGGGTTGCCCTCGATCGTGAAGGACGCCATGACCGCCGTGTTCTGACTGCCGGCGTTGATCGTCGGGTTCATCAGGTTGCAGACGGGCACGGCGAGGACCAGAGCGGAGCCGGCTGCGTCGGACGCAACGATTTCCAGCGTGCCGGCCGTCTCGGCTGCGAACAGCGAATAGGTGCTGAAATCGTTGAAATACAACTTCAACGTCCCCTTACACTCGAGGGCGCCCTTTAACACGCCGGCCGCAGCGGCGGCGCCCATGCCGAACTCGAGCGCGGCACCATTACGCGTGGCCTGCAGCGAGAAGCTATCCACGGTGGTCGTCAACTCGACACCGTTCCAGAATATGCCGAGGAACCCGGCCACGGGGTCCATAACCCGGCCGGTCGGTGCGGGAAGCACGGAGCCGGTCGAAGCGCTGACGATGGCAGACGCCTCATTCTTCGAAACGACCGAGAAAGTCCCGTTGAGAAACTGTGCCGTGCCGCCGCTGATTGTCATATCGGTGATGACGGAGCCGGGGTAGGTCAGGAATAGAGCCGGCGCAAACTTCTTTTGGATGAACAGCGAACGCAGCGACGTGCCGTTCGTCACCTTGGACGCCTTGGTCACGGTGATGGCGGTGCCTGTGCCGGCTTCCACGACCGCGGCAGTGTTGTTGACCGTGAGCGCGGTGCCGGTCGCAGCCGACACCTTAAACACACCGTTGTTCGTCGGATGTGTGAACCCAGCCAGCTTCACCCAGTCACCGACCGCTACAGCCGAGAACTTCCCGGCGAGCGTTGACGTGACGGTGCTCACACCGGCAACGGTCGCCGTGGCAGAAATGTCGCCGGCGATCGCTGTAATGGTCGTCTTGGCGGTCCAGTCGTTGAACAGGCCGCCGGCCAGCCAATCATCAAAGGTCCCGGCGGACAAAGAGAAGGACACGTTGCCGCCCGCGGAAATCTGCGTGGTGACAGCCGCACTCACTTCGCCGGTCGTGTTCAATTCGGCGGGGCGGTCGCGCTTGCGCGTGCTGGTCAGCGTCTCACTGGTGATGCGCACAGCCTGGAACGCCGTCGCGGGCGGGGTGCCCCATACAGCTTCAAGGCCATAGCTGGTTTCGAGGTCGTTTGCTTCAACGCCTGCGGCGAAGCCGGAAGTAGCGGGCATATGTTACGCTCCAGTGCTGGCGCCGAACACGAGGGTTAGGGCAAAACTATTAACCGGAAGGATACTGGACGCGATTTATGCCGCGATAGTGTCTTACGGAGTCAGGACGTCTTGGTATTTGAAGAAAACGCTAACCTCGAGCGCCCACCACGCGCCCGTCTCATCCGAAAGCTGGCCGCTGCCGATGCTGGCACCGGCGTAGACGACACCGACCGGGCGCGGGCCAAGGTCGCGGAACAACGTGGCAATGTTCTTCGCCAGGTCGCGCGCCTCATCGGTTCCAGTGCCGGCGGGCGCCATGACGGTGAAATACACCGTGCCGCGCTCCAGCCAGATGGCGCGCCGTCCTAACTCGATCGGGCCAGCCGCCTCGCCCACGTCGCGGAGAGACACCCATAAGTCGGGCGGCTCCGGTGTCGAAAACTGGATGTTGGGCATTTCGACGCGATCCGCCGGCAGCAGGTTCGCCGCCGTGAACAACGCAACCGCATCCTGCCATGGAATTGGGCTCATCCGCCGCGCACCCACAATGAGAAACCAAGCAACGTGGCGCCGTCATACAGCGGAGTCGCGCCTTGAACGCTCCACGTCCGGCCGTCGACCACAACCGAGTCTTTATTCTTCGGCGGTCCGGGCCAGGCTGCGGCAGTGATTTCGTCGGCGAGGATCTGGACCCGGCAATCGCCTTGCTGCACGCCGCCAGTTATCTGTTCCGGCGAGAATGCGGCTTTGAACCCTTGGACTGTCACGTCGATATACGGCGTGCCGGGCCGGCGCAGGACCATCGGGCGACCGCGTTGCGCCAGCAGCCGGCGGCGCGAGATTAAGAACGATGACATTACCAGGCGCGGTTCACGTAAGGCGCCAGCACGGCACACATTGCTTCGTCCAGCGCCATGGTTGCCGACGTGGTTCGGGGGAAATACTGGTTCCGGCCAACGTCTTGCACGAGTTCATATTGCAACTCGATATCGCGGCCTTTGCGCATCCAGGCGGACGTGATCAGGTCAAGGCACACCTGCTGTATGTCCAGCGGGAGTGCAGGGCCGGCGCCGGGCTGCAGGTCGTCTGGCAGCACGTAGCCGGCAGAGTATGCCACGGTGACCGGCGGCGCGGTCCAAGCCGTGCGCACACCGGACCACAGCCGGTATAGCAATCCGGAGCCTAGCTCGCATTCGTAGTTCGCCGGGTCGAGTGTTCCGCCGAAATCCATTACGGCGCTCACCGACACGACGGGCGAACGGGCCAAGACGATTGGCTTAACCCTTGCGTTGAGGGGTTGTCCGTATGGGCCGACGAACGCTGCCGGATACGGGGTGAGGCGGAACACCTCGGACAGCACCTCGACACCGAGAGGTGCGCGCACCTCCGCGGCGATCAACGCCGAAGCGCGGTCGATGTATTTCTGGACTTGCGCGTCCTGCGCGTCATCAGCCAGGCTCAACGCATCTTTGGCGTCGGCGAGCGACACCAGTTGGCGGGAAGCGGCCGGAACGACGACTGTCAAAAATCCGGCCAAGACTTACCTCCGCGCCGGACGCTTCACCGGCGGTGCTTCCTCGGGAACGATTTCTGCCAAGCCGGCGTCAACACGGGCCTGTGCCGCGTCGTCAGAGATCTCATGGTCAATCACGTCACCGGTGGCGTAGCTGAATTCCGAGCCGGCCCAGGCCACTAGGGTGCGAACCTTCATCGGTTATCCTTCGGGAAGGGCGGCCGGGCGTTTCGTCGCGCCCGGCCTGTTCGTCAGGTCGCCGAGTTGGCGTAGTATGCGATCGGCGTGGCCGCAGAAATCAACCGGCCATCCGTGCGCATGAACGAGAGATAGCCTACCTGCAACAGATCCGCATACCGCTCGACCAAGCGCATCATCTGCATGCCCAGGATGTCGCGCACCTTGTAGGTGCTGAAATTGCCGAACAGCACAGACTTGGCGTTTGCCGCCATCACCGGCATGTCCTGATTGATCACATACGGATACCCGTCGATCGTATCCGGCGCACCAACGGTGATGCCGGGCAGGAACAGCGGCCGGTTCTGCGAGTCAACGAGCTTCTTCAAGACCTGCAGCGTCTTGTCATGGAACATGAACTTCGCGCCGGCGCGGTATACCGGGTCAACGCTGTGCTCGAGGTCCACAAGGTCTTGCCACAGGATGCTGGTGGTCTGGCCGACTGCGCCGGTCTTACCCAACACCGCGGCGGTGACGACGCCCTGCGGCTGGCCCGTGCCGGAACCGGTCGTAAAGTGAGCGTTCTGGCCGCGCACGTAGCGGCCGACCATCGCATCACGGATCAGGCCGTCGAAGTCGAACGCGGAGTCCTGCAACATCTGCAAGCTGACCAGCATCACGCCGGACTTGTAGGTGAAGCCGCCAAGCGAGGTCTGGCCAAACACCAGGTCGGTATCCGGGTTAATCTGCGTGTTCTCGGCAATGATCGTCGCAACCTGCGACCGGTCGTCCATCGTCGGCCAAGGCAGCGCGGCGCCCGTCTCGGTCTGAATCTCGCTGGCGACAGCGCGGACGCCACCCTGTGCCTTCATGGCGATCAGCAATTCGCGCTGGAACAGTGGAGCGATGGTGAACCCGCCGGCGGTGTTCGTGCCGGTGTTCGCCGCGTTCTGATACTGCGTTGCACGCTGCGCAACGACCTGGCGGTCCTCGGCGGTCAGATTGCTGATGCCGCCGATCAGGAACGCCTTCATGATGCGCTTTTCGTTGAGCGCTGCGGTGGCCTGCTCGTCCACGCTGCCAACGGTCGGCGTGATGATGCGGGCGTGTTCGCGCTGCGCATTCAATTCACGGTCGTTGGCATCCGCAGCTTCCAAGCGGTCGATCGTCGCCTTGAGCGTGTCCGCCTTCGCCATCGCGGCGTCGAACGAAGCATGGTCCTCGGCCGTAACGACATCCTTGTCGAGATACGTGCGGGCCTCCGCGATGATGGTGGCGCGCTCGGCGCGAAGATCCTTGGTGCGCATATCGTCTGGTATCCTGTTCTGGCGGGTTCAACCGATTTGGCGGTTTAGTCCTGTCCTATGGACAATGATTGACGCAGATAAATGCCGTCTAGTTACTTGTTGCGGATTCCATGTATCGCATCCAACGATTCCGATCGTGAGCACGGATCGTCGGCTCCGCGAGGGCATCCGGCGCCGGGTCAGGCTTCGCCTTCGGCGGTGCCAGCACGGAATCGATCAGCTTCGCGGCCAGTGCTTCGTCAGCGCTGAACCAGGACTCGGCATCCATCATCGCAGCGATTTCAGCCTGGTCGGTGCCGGTCTTGCTCGAGTAGATCGTGGCCAGTTGCGCGTCGACCTTGGCGAGCACGGCGACAACCTGCGCCATGTCGTTCCGGTCGCCAAACGCGATCGTGGCGGCGTTATGGATCATGAACATGCTGGCGCTGTTCATCACGACGCTGGAGCCGCCCAACGCGATGATGGACGCGGCGGACGCGGCCAGGCCGTCAACGACCGTTTCAACGCCGCCGGTGTAGTTCCGTAGCGCGTTGTAAATGGCCAGCCCTTCGAACACATCACCGCCAGGGCTGTTGATGCGCACGCGCACCGGGTCGGTGCCGGCTTCGGCCAGTGCAGCAATTACCTGCTTGGCCGTAACGCCGTCGTCCCACATCCCGCCGCCGATCACGTCATAAATCAGGATCTCGGCTGGGTCGGCGCCCGTTGCGGCCTTGAATGACAGGCCGCCGACGGCAACCGGGCCGGCTTCGAACGCCGCAAGGCTGCGCGCGCTGAACTGCTTACGGATTCGCGGGAGCATTGGCCGGTTCCTTCGTTGG